CCATTAAGGAATATTCCGACTGGACCAGATGGAGTTTCTGTGTTATCTTCATTATTTGCTGGTAATGGTGTTGTTATATTCTTAATATAACTTTGAGGAGAAAATTCTAAAAATTGTAAACTTGTTTTTCTAAAAATATTATTAGTTACAGTTACTGGGCCAGAAATTGAAACATACTTTTTATTGAATAAGTTCGATCTACTATTTGATAATTTTATTTTTAAATCATCAATTTTTTCTACATAATATGTTTTTGCCAGTATTCCTAAAGAATTTGCGGTATTAAAAGGATCAACATAAGTTATGGAATCTCCAGTATAAAGTCCATGATAATTATTAGGATTTCCTGAACTTAGGTCTAAAGTTTCTCCGTTAAAAATACCAGAGAAAACAATATCTGTGGTTTTTAATTCAATACTTTCGTCCAGATAATTTGGCAAAGAATTTGCTGCTACATAAACATCCTCTTGATTTCGCACATAAACATTTTGGACATTTGCTGTGTACTGATTTACAGAACTAAAGTTAGAGAACTTTGGTTTTACGATAGTTCTTTCAGCAATGTACTTCAAATTAAAGTTAGTTATTCTTGGACCTTCAACACTTATAGATCTATCATTATTGACTCTAACAACTTTGTATGCAAAACTATTTCCATCTGAAGAGATTAAATTTAAAGTATCTCCAAGATAAAATGTATGAGGATCATAAGTTATGAACTCATACGAAAATACATTTAGAGTTGGGTTTGATGAATTTGGTCCTTTAATCTCCTGGATATTAAATTTATTTGCTAAATTAAATATCCAGTTATTTGATAATTCATTAGACCCCTTATATCCCAGAGTAACTGTTTTTAAGGGATCCCCTTTTGACATAAGATAGGTGTCTTTGTCATAGGATACGTCAGACAATACTCCAGTAACCCTTACTTTTACTGTCTCATCTCCAACTTTAGAATATGCAAAAGCATTTATTTTTATATCAGTTCCTTTTGGTATTTCTACGGAGGTTTTGCTAGTTAGTATAAATTGGGTTAGATTTGAATCAAAATAATTGCTTGTATATTCTGTTCCACTTACGTTATAGACTATAATTCCTGATAAAGGAAATCCTATCGTTGAGTCTACATCTAAAACTTGACTGTTGATAGGTACTTTTGTAGTTAATTTTGTTGAAGCATGGATTGTAAAATTGCCAAAGACTGTCCCCTCAACAGTAAGGTCTTTGTTATAATCACTATCTAAACTCAACACATAGTACGTCTTATTTGCTCTTTGAATTTTTTCTACATTAGTTACAGTTCCATATGCTTTGTCGAAAGAACTATCCGCATCTTGATATATGGTACGATTTACCATAGATGTGGGATCACCAGAAATAGATTCTACTACTAAATCTCTAGTAATTCTATATTTTGCGTCTGAAGGTTTTAAAAGAAAATCTCTTGGTTTTAAAACATTTACGGACTCACCAAAAAGGGCTTTAAAAATAACTTTATATGAGTCGTCTGTTCCTTTTGAACTATAAAAGTCTTTTGCTTGCTTTATAAAGATCTTTTCATTTAAACCATCAGTAAATTCCCTATTTTCAAAACCAGGAATTAACTGTTTTTTTAGTTTAGTTAAAAATTCTCTTAGTAATAGAGAACTTAAGTTTTCTACGCGAGAATTGCTAGAATGTGTTGATATTTCAGAAGTAGAAAATACTAATTGTTCTGGTTGATTTTCTGATCTATAAGATGTTATTCCACTAAATCCTCTAGTGCAATTAGTAAATGAGGTATTAGTTTTTCCGCCATAAAGAATAATTTCCGAATCAATTCTTATTATTCCATTTGTTTCTGGGAATCCATAAGTTGATGCAACATTAATTGTAGAGTCTATAAAATCAGCATTACTAGTTAAAAATGTTGAGGATGGACTTTGAACTACAAATTCAATTATATCTCCATTGACTGCTGGCTGCGTTAAACTAACTGCAGTTGACTGTACTGTAATGTAGTCAATATTTTTGGTTAACTTTGTCCCATTTTTATATACTATAAGATCCTCAATAGAAAATCCTCCACTTACCGCAAAGTATGATTGTGGTGAGGTTGGTTTTGCCGTTACTGTTCTACTAAAGAGGGTTTCTGTCAGATTTTCGAGTTTTAAATACTGATCAATATTTTGAAGAACATCAAGTGTCCCTCCTTTTCCTTCTAGAGAATTATAATATTCCTTTAAAAATTCACCTACAAGGGGATATTCTTCCTGTACAAAATCTGGAAGTTGGTTTTGTACAATTGAACCAATTTTGACTCTTGTATTTGACATATTATTCTCTTATAATAGAACCATTACTGTAACTTGTTGTTTTTGTATATGTAGATCCAGAAGGATCATCTCCAGATGAAATTTTGTCAGGTAAAATCTCCAAACTAACATCACTAATGTTGAGATTTAAATAAAGATCTTGTAGTCCAATAATATCATTAGATTCTGGAATTGCAGAAATTTCTATGATTGGTTCGCCATCATTTTTAACAGTTTGTAAAATATTGATGGCATCTAAATTAATTTCACCTTTTACATAATTGATAGTTCCTGCATTGGCAACTATAATTTTGTATTGATCTGCAGAATCCAATCTAAAAATGTTAATAATACCAGTTATTCCATTTACATCAGGTACATCAGTCAAATAAACGGGATCTTCAATACCATTAATATAAAACCCAGATGATTTTATATTAAATCCATCATTATTTTTGATGTGGAACTGATTTCCAAAACAAATTTCATATGTTGCTAAACTATTTAACACTGGTTTTAAATCACGTCTCATTTGAACTGTTGTTATATTAGAAGTTATTGATTCGTGACTATCATCAATAATTCTTAAAAACTTACTATATTTGAACCTTGCACCATACTTGTTTAATTCTGAAGAGTTAGCATATTTTTGTACGTTATTACTTACAACACTTGAAACATAATCTGAAGATGGTGCATTATTATTGTTGTAATATATTGTACTATCAATTTCAATAGAGAGATATTTTAAATCTAATATTTCAGGAACAATACCTGCCACAGAGTACTTCTTAAGAGCACTCTTTATATTATCTTTAACGCCATTGGAAACAAAGAAACCACCTTCTGGTTTAATTGTAATAAAAACTTTTCCGTATTGCGGTGGATCCAAATCTTCTCCGCCAAATACAGAAACCGATTCTGCTTCTGGATATATTTGAGGAATGATTGCCTCATAGTCACTTGAAGTTACTGCTCTATTTTGTGCTGCATAAATTCTGGTCGCATATTTCTTAATGGAGTCTACAGATTCTATCTCCTTACCACCACTTGCTGCAATATTGGTTGATATGAGTGAAATACCACTTGTAACATCAAAGTTGTTATTATCTACAATAGTTCCGTTAAAAACAAAAGAAGAAACTCCGTTTGCTGATTCTCCATTTGTAATCACATATGAAACTTCGACAATATTTTCATTAATTAATTTTTTACCAAAAATACCATCTCCAAATATAATCTCATATCTTTGATCTTCAATTTCCTGAATGAAGAAAATTCTTGATTCTGAATTAATGTCTAAAATATTATTTGATTGAATATATTTTTTTCTTGGTCCAAGAGAACCATCCCTAACTTCAACGCGAATAAGAGAAGAATCTATGTTTGCGTTGTTTAAAATAAATCTTTGATTTGGATCTAATGAATTTACCGTATAGGTTTCTGTAATATAAGTTCCTTCATAGATTGCGATATTACTAAAATCAGCAATCCCATCAATAACAGGAACAGTTATATCATCTGGAATAGAGTAAACATAACTTACTCCACTAAATGATCCAGAAGTAGTGGATACAATTCCTTTCTTTAAGGTTAATGTAAGAGGTTTTTGTGGAGAAGGTGCTGTAGAAGTATCTACAAAGAAAGAAACGTTTGCTTTTGATGCTGTTCTTGATCTTGGAGTGTACCCAATGCTTCTTGCAATGGAAACAACATTTTCCCTGAGTGTGGCACTATCAATAAAAACCTCATTGCTAACCATGTTAGCATTGTATGAGGAAATATATGTATTATATGCTAGAATATCTAAGATTATAGAAAGATTAGATCCTTCAAAATCATAATCAGTAAAATTTGAGTTCGATCTCAGATAGTCTCTGATCGAAGTCTTGATTTGATCGAAATCTAGGTTTGTAAAATTAACTAGTGCCATTATCGTGTTGGTTGTAATGCAAATGTTAACTGTTGTGGTAATACATCAACACCAACTATGTAATAACTAACATTTACGCTAAATTCGTAATCATCATAATTTGGAGTGACTACAACATCTATTAAATCAACTCTTGGTTCATAATTTTCAATAGTGTTTCTGATTTCATCACGAAGTATAGAAGCACTAATATCATCAATATTTTCAAAAAGAGACTGATTTACCTTAGAACCAAGATTTTGATTAAAAAATCTTTCTCCTGGTTGAGTCAAAACTAAATTACGTATAGAACGTGCAATCGCAGTCTCATTTTTGATCGCAATCAAGTCATAATTCAGGGGATTAACCTGAAAGGATAAACTAATATC